GGCGCCTTCGAGGGTCGCGGGAGAGGTTAAGGTCGCTGGGATTTGTTGACCGGTGACATGAAACACCGTCCCGCCGTAGGTGCCTTGAGTCGTTGCCGATACCCTTAGCAAAGGCCACGCCAGCACGGACAGGCCACAAAGGATAACAGCGATAATCTTAATCCAGGACCGATTGCCCATAACGTCAGCCTTTTGATTAGGCGTTAAACGGAAGTTTGAAATCGACGAAAACTTCGATCAGGCCGGCCGTCAGCGCGGCAACCGCCACGGTTAAGGTGAGCTGGCCGGCCGATGAAGTCTTAACCGCGGCAGAGGCAGACAAAGCAGTCGCGATCAGGGCGTCAATGGTAAAGCTCGCCTTGCCAGTCGCGGTGAGCACACACGACGCAGCGGTACCGCCTACCAAGGTTCCGCTGAATCCCAGGGCAATCGTCGCGGAGCCGCCCGAGGTGACCGCGGTGGGTACGTTGATAATCCCGCCTGACAGGATCGCATAAGCCGGAATCCAGGGGGATAGGACTGGAGTGATCAAACCGACCGCCCCGCCATCCACCGCGAAGTTATAGACGCAGTGGGCGGTGTACATCTGACCGATCTGGCCACCCTTGCCGGGTTGAGTCACGCCGAGTGCACCGGGGGAGGTTGTTCCGCTGATCCCACCGGGTAAGGCGGGCTGGCCGGGAGTCGAGCCGAGGTAGTTAGTCCCTAGACGAGTTTGGTAGTCTTTAACGTAGCCCATAATCTAACTCCTTAACTCCTTATTCTCGGCGTCGTGCTGGTTTGTACCCAGGCATAACCTTAGCGGTCGGGGTAGCCGGGGTCATCGGGTGATTCGCTCGAACAGATTGACGGGTACCGGCAGGGGCGACCGCCGGTTCGATCAACCTCGACTCGTAAAACTGGCGAAGTCTCAGTTTAAGGATAGGCGGAGAGAAGGCGTCGGGAGGGAGTATCTCCCCAACCTCGAACCTTCGTCCTAACGTCTCGATCGGCCTTCGGATCACGCGGAACTCAGCCGGGATGTTCAACCCCGACCGGGTGAGTTTGTTCCACGAGATCATATCCTTAATCCGAGGCATGGGCCTTTATTTAACCACCGGGGTTGGAGTAGAGGTAGTGGTAGAGGTAGGGGTCGGTACTTCCTTCTCGGCTTGATCCAAGGCTTTGTTGATCGCCCGGTTGGTACGGATTTCGGTCATCTGATCTGAGACCTTATGTCCCTTGACCACCGTCTGTTCCGCCCCTTCAAGCTGAGCTCTCGTCCCGTCCTTGAAGCTCTCCAGGATCGCCTTTTCCTCGACGCTTAACGCACTGGGGAAGGTCAGGTAGTGGGTGATCGCATTGAGCACCGTCCTGACGACTTTACGCCCGCCAACTGTGTGCATCATAACTTTTTCTCCCTGTCTCCCTTCGACTTCGACTGCCTAACCTAGATGATCGACCCGATGAATCCGCCCATATCAGCCGAGACTAATGAGTGGACGTAGGCCGACTCGATCTCGACGTAGGTGGAGCGGGTCGGCTGGAAGTAGTAAGACGAGATCCGCTCGCCGGCCTGGGTCGCGCCGAAGTATCCGTTCCAGGCGAAGGTGTACCCGCAGCCCGGCGTCATGATTCCAGGGGACGACGGGGTGTAGCCGATCCACACGTTGTTACCCGCGATGAAGGAGTTCGACTCACCCGCGTTTACACCGGCGTTGTAGGTGGCCGTGGCGTAGGTGGCACCGGAATCCGGACCCGCTAACTCGGTCGCCGTGTTGTAGATCGCGTCCGACACGTGGACCGTCTCCATCTCGAATATTTCAGCGAGAGCTTGGAGGGTGACCTTAGCAGGTTTGCCGGGAGTCTGACCGTACTTGATACGATCGATGAAATCGGGGTGGTCGCATAAAGTGTCGAGCACCGGGCGGGCCAGGACCATCTTGTTGTCGCGATATTTGCAGATTTCCTGAATGATTCGTTTCAAGGTACGGATGTCCTGGATCGGGGTCGAGTTCGGGTCCGACCACTTCAAAGCCGTGTAGGAGGTGGCGGTCGAGGTCGCCGGGGTGGTCGGGTAGGCTCCCGAGGAAGCGGCACCGCCGGCCCAGGTGTTCGACCACAGCCCTGTGGTAAAGAACGTGGACATCCACGCAACCTCACGATTGATAAGAGACTGCATGGTCAGAAGTTTGGTCGCCTCCATGTCGAGGTTGAAGATCGCGTCGGCGTTCGCCCGGACCTGATCGTCGATAGGCTTGCCGAGCGCCCAGACGTTACAAAGGTAAGTCGGGTTGGTATCGGTACGGTACCCGATCATCGCGACTTGGGTCGAGGGCGCCCGCTTCCGCATCTGGTTACGGTTGAAGTCCGCACGGGAGTAGGTGAGGTAGCGGTCACTAATCGAGTTGACCGGTACGATCGGAAACACGTCTCGCGCAATGAAGTAGTCCGGCTCCTGCGAATACATATTCGACAGGTTGGTCAACAGTGCGTTTACGTGTACATCGCTAAGTGTGGGCTGCATATTGCTCCTTACGCCTCCCGGCGTTAGTTACAACCGTTCAAATTCAAACTTAAACTTTTCAAATATCGGCGTCTGTCTCGCGACGGTCGCCGGGTAATACCTTCAGTTACAACGCCGCGGTCACGGGTAAAATCTTGACCGAGATGATCGACACACTGGCGTTCGACGCACAACTTTCCATTGCCTGGGCCACCGGGACGGAAGAGTAGCCCGTGCCCGTGACGAGCTGAGACGAAGAGTTGATATACAACAGGTTGCCCGCGGTTACCGTCTGACTTGCGGCGATCGCAGCGAGAGTAATCCCCGATACCTGGATCGAGCCCGCTTGGCCAGCGACCGGGTTATCTTGCAAGATCCCAGCGAAGATAGACCCGGACACCGCAAGTTCCATGATAACGCCAGGGACGGGCTGGTTGGCCGTACCCGAGCCGGCAGTCGCGAGAGACACGGCGTAGAACTGAGAGGTAGAGAGGTTGGCGTTCGCCTGGGCGCTAAGTGTCGAGACTAAAAGTCCTTCTTGAAAGGGCATGGTGTGTTCTCCTTAATTCGATTCGTCTCAGTTCATCAGTTCGTTAGTTCACCGGTTTCGGGACTGCGGCCAGGGTCGAACTCAACCCTAGCGACTGGATGTAACGGGATTGGTGACCGGTCACATAGTCCCGGATAGCCTTATGGGTGCCCTGACGGTCAACTGCCAGCCGCTCGTCTTCGTAAGCCTCGTAAATCGAGGGGTTGCGGCGGAGGACCAGTTCGAGAGCTTTCGACTCGGATAGCGTCCCGTTCGAGTTGGCGGAGAGTGAGCGTGCCTGGGAAAGGGCAGAGTCAACCGAGTCGCTTCCAGACGTGCCATTGCCGGCGTGGAAGGAGGAGATCGGGTTCTCGGCGGAGAGCTTGGCGCGGCGGTCCTGGAGGAACTTACGCACTTGCTTGACCGAGTAGCCAGCGCGGATGTACTTCCCGGTAAGGTTGTCCATCCCCGCGATCGCACAGAGTTCCGCGATTTCTTCGGCCGGCGAGTCGTAGTCGGAGGAGGTGGCGGCGATCGGGAGTTCGGTCACGGACGCCTTCTTGCCCTTCTTGTCCTTTTTCTTTTCTTCGGGCTCGTCCTCTTCGTCTTCCTCGTCTTCCTTATCCTCGTCGTCTTCCTTATCCTTATCCTTATCCTTGGGCTCGGACTTGGCCTTCTTACCGGACTTCTTCATGTCGTCGGCTTTGGCGCCCGGCTCGCAGTCCTCTTCCTTCGTCCCTTTCTTGTCCTTCTCCTTTTCGTCTTCCTCGTCGTCCGCAGCCTTCTTCATTTTCTTGTCTTTCGAAGCAGCGGCGGCGGTAAAGGCGAGCAAGGTGGCTTGGGCGGAGGCAACAGCCTCGGGACTGATATCGATGGATGCCATATCGGAATCTCCTTCAGGGTCAGGATCGGACTGAGTTTGATCGGTTGAAGATTGCCGCTCGGAGTGAGCGGTTAAGGCAGAGGCGAGATCCGCGGCGAGTATCTGTTCGGAGGTAAGTTTCTTACTCATGGTCTCAGCTACGTCTCGCGACGTTGCCTTCAATCTACTATTGGGGATTGTAGCACTAACGGATTGGAGTTTGCTTGTCAAGTGGGCGATTGCCTCGTCGAGAGTGCCTACTTTGTCGGCGAGGAGGGGGATCGCGGCGTCGGCGTATTCGACTCCGGCTTCGAGCCCTTTGACCGAGGAGATGGACGCTTTCCGGTTACGAGCCACCGTGCGTGTGAAGATATCGCCTTCCCGATTGACTTCAGACTGGATATCACGTCGGGCAGAACGGGAGAGCGCGGAGTGTGGGTTGCCATCGACTTTTTTATCTCCGTAGTGGATGTAGTCGTAACTTACGCCTTGTTTATCGTCGGCGCCGGACTGATCGCAGTGGACGGCGAACACGCCGATAGACCCGACCCCTGCGGTACGTGTAAGCCAAACCTCGGAGGCTGAAGAGGCGAGGGCATATGCGGCAGAGGCTGATAAATCATTTGCGATCGCAAGCGTTGGTTTCTCACCACGGAGAGAATAAAGGTAATCACTGAGTTCAAAACACCCATGGGTTGTGCCTCCAGGAGAGTCCACGTCGTATAGGACCGCCTTGACTTGATTGTCGTCCATCGCCGCGTCTACCGCACACTTGATCGACTGGTAAGACGAGCATCCTGACACCGACGCCATCCATCCACCCTTCTTCATTAGGGTGCCGGATATCGGGATGACGGCCACTCCACCTTCGGTTAGGGCGTAAGGGCGTTTGTCTTTTTGCTGACGGCTGACCGGTGAGTACTCGTCATCGTCGTCCTGCCAGGCGTAACGGTGAAGGGTGGAGTCGGACGAGTGCAAGACGCCTGACTGGAGGAGTTGCTCCAAGGCTGGAGTGTCAACCGCTAACCTCGGCCCGACCGCTTGCAGAATCACCTTAAGTTTGCTCGGGACTATGGCGAGAGGAGTGTCGAAAACCTGTGCCGCGATGTGGAGTAATGGGCGGTATGTAGCTATCGACATCCTGTTAGGGATGGTAGCACACGTTTAGAGTCTAACGTTAAGACTTAGCGGTGAGGTCGGGGTCGTGGAGCCGGTTGAGCCACCCATTAAGGTTGCCTCTCCACTCCGGGTGAGCTATAACGACGAGAATGTAGTGGTTGTAGGCTTGGTCGAGGAACTCGGCGAGGACTCGGCTCGGGAGTTGACCGTTGACGACCTCGGCTGTCCTCGACCCGAGCACTCCGTCTACCTCTAACGGTTGAATCACGAACAGCCGACCGGAGATCGCGTTCACCCCTTTTTGTAGACACATGATCGAGGCGGAAGGGCCGGCATTGGCCGCGAAATCCGCTACGTGGTTAGCGAGGGTCTGGTCCTCGATCAACCCGAAATGATACCGGTTCCACAGGTATTCCCGGTAGATGTCGGAGGCGGCGGTCGGGGTTAAGGCTTGGATGAACGATGGCAAGTCGTCGATCTTGTCACCTTTCCAGTCGTCGGTTAAAGTCTTAGCGGTGATGCCGAATTTAGACGGGCCGCGACCGTTATCGTCGGGGATAAAGGTAGACCCCTCGTGTTTGAGGAGGATGGGAAGGAAAAGGTCGAAGGAAGACATAGGTTTAAGGTTTACTCAAGGTGAACGTTAGTGATCTGCTGCATGAATTATATATTACCACGAAATAATTCCCTACCGCCCGATATACCGGTTCTCTTCATGTCGTGGGCCTACCCCACCCGTTCGCTCGTGATTCGTCCGGCCAAAGTAAAACCCCACCACCGTCCCGAACGCTAAGCTAAACACGGTCGGAATCTGCTCGGGAAACTTGCTTAAATACCCAACCACAGCCGCCCCCATCGTACTCCCTACGACCGTCAAAGCGATAAGCGCCTGGGTGACCTCCCAGATCAGGTTAACCTTGCGCTGCCCAGCGGTAATCAAGTCCTGTTGGTAGGTGGTATCAGGAGGTAAGGGGGGCTGGGGCTGATCGGGCTGGTCGAGTTTGTCGGACATGAGTCATTATCCCTCATCCGGCTTGCTCTTGATCTGACGATTGTTCTTGCTTCTTGACTTCTTCCACGGGCTCCTCGTCGGGAGGGGCTGGCTCGGTGGGGTTGGTTTCCCGTCCGATCAACACCTGTGCCGGGTTCGAGTCGTAGACAAGCCCCATCTCGACCGCACGCTCGTTGTCGGCTACTTGCTGTGCGTCCACGGTAGCCACGTCGTCGCCACGCTCCGCACATACCATTTCCCGCGAAGTAAAGCCGTTACGAACTTCAGCTTGTTTCGCCTGTACGTCTTTCAACGGGTCGAGCCACGGCCAGCCACTCGGGTTCCAGGTTACGTCTTGAAATCGCCACGGGTCGGCTGCATACCCAGGGATGCGGATTCGGCCCGACAACACGGCTTCGTCGAGCCACCACTCCAGTACCGGCTGGCAAAAGCCCGTGACCATGATGTTATAGATGAACTGGAGACACTTCCGGCGCATGTCGAGGATGCCGGCTCGAATTGACGAGAGGTTAACTCCTCGTAAATCTCCGGTGATCTGCTCGTAGGTAGCTCCGATTCCGACTGCGAACTGGTGGAGGATGACGGATAGAAAGGTCTGGATGTCATTGTCTTGCGGCATGTTGGGGAAGGTGATGTCTTCCCCTGGGAACAAATTCTGTAACGTTCCCGGCTCGATTTTCGACACGATAGTCCCGTAGTCAGGGGCGCCGGGAGGGTAAGGGTAAGGGGAGTTGGAGTTGTTTAACGAAGTATCCGGTGGGAGTACGTCGCCATCCGCTGACACCTTCTTGATGAACCCCGCGAACATCGTCTGAATCTGCTTTTTGACCACCACCGCGTCGGTATATTTGTCGAGTTCGTGGAGAAGGACCAGGACCGAGGAAAGGGTCGGCTGACCGCGGAGGAGTCCAGCGCGAACGGGTTTATACACATGAAGCATGGAGTCGGAGGGGACACGGACGAAGGTCAACCCTTCGATCGGATAAAACATTGTCTCGCCAGGGTGCTCGCGATACATGTGGTAGGCGACCCGGCGACCGTCAGAGTCGAACTCGATACCCGTACGGATCGAGTTACCCTTAGCCGTGCCGAACGACACCTGGTTCTTCCAGATCGGCATTTGCTCGGACTCGATCACTTGTAACTGGAGCGGGATGCGGAGTTTTCGACCTGAAACTCTCCAGTCGAGCGGGCGGATGTGGCGGCGGATTAACACTTCGCCCGCCTCGAAATCTTCTCGTGCGACTAACGCTTGCAACCCGTAGAAGTTGAGGAGGCCCGCGTGGTCACAGAGTTTCGACGAGGCCCAGATGTTGAACTCTTCCTCAAGTTTGAGTTTCAAGGCGTCCGAGTCAACATTCCACTTAGGCCGAATCCCGTTGCCGATCACCTGACTCTCGAAGTTATCCTCAGCCGAAGCCGCGTAAGGGTTGTTACGGACCTCGTCGCGGCATCGAGCCAACATCATGTCGCGGGTGGCCCAGAGCGATGTGGTGGGGCCGAGTCGAGTCGGTTGCCAGCCGATTAGTCGCCGGCCGGTAGCCGCGGCGTCATATGGACCGTTAGACTCGGATTCGGAGTAACCGGATGGCGGGTACCAGTCTGCTCGTCGGACTGGTACGAAGGATGTCGAATCTCTAAGTTTAGAATCTAAACGGTCGATCCGAGGGGTTTGGGGGTATAGCCGACGTAAGCTGGTAACACTCGCCATCCTGGTATAGATGGTAGCACTTATGGGAAAATATAGGGATGATTACGATGGTGGCTGGAGTGACCCCTCAACCTGGGGACGTGGTGGCGTTTGCAGGGGCAGGGCTGATATCGAGGATTATTGAGGTAGAGTCCGCCGGACCATCGCATGTCGCCATGATTATCCCCCAAGACATGGAGGTGGACGGCAAACCCCAAGCCGGGCTGTCGATCATCGAGTCTACGTCGAGAAATCAAGGGCGTAGCGGTCCTCAAATCAACACATTAGACGAGGAGTGGGGGACTTACCCGGCTGGGAGTAGGATGTGGCTGTTGAGTTTGAGCCCCCGGTGGCGGAGTTTTCTCGGCTGGGAGATCGTGTGGGATGTGGCGGCGAAGAAGTTGATCGGCGAGAACTACAACTATCTTGAGCTTGGGGACTATGTGTTGAGGAAACTTCCGTTTGTGAGCTATATCCCGCAGATTTACAAAGGGAACGCGCATGAAGAGGTTTGCAGTGAGTTACTGGCGAACTTACTCCAGGCCGGCGGGTTGCCAGGACTCCATCCGCCGATGGTAAGTCCTGAGATTTTGTGTAGTTTGAGGATTTACAACCAAATTACGCAGCTAATGGGGTCGCCGGCGACGATCAAGGGGTTCAACACCCTATGAGCAAGCGGGCGTGGTGGGCTATCGCCTTACTCTCACTGTGTATCATCATATTGATCATCCCAGTTTGGATTGCGGTAAATTTCTTACTGGCGATGGCGGGAAGATAAGGTCAAAAGATATCTGGCTGACCCTCGACTCGAAGCAAGAATCTAGGCGTTTCCACCGCCAAAACCTCTCGAATCGCCTCGGTTAGCACTCGTTTGGAGGTGAAATCCGCGTCCAAAGTCACAATTTGGTCGGCAAAATCTTGTGCGAGGACCCGAAAATGGTTAATTTGGTCTATTTTCGACCCGAAGTCAGACTGTTTGATCTCTTCAAGGGGAGAATCGACCCCCGAAGCAAACATCCAGAGTACGTTGTCACGGCACACGAGCCATGCCCGAATCATTGACCGTAACGCCTCGTGAAGGTCGATAGGGCGGGGCGAAACTGAAGCGGAAGGTGAAGGATCTGACGATTTCGGGGGAGGGGTTACAGTCAAACGTTGGGGGTGAGGTAGATCGGGCATGGCTGGCATCGACTAATCCTTATCGTACTGATCCAGACAGGGCTTTTTTGCACTTTTAGGCAAAGTCACTCGGAGGTCAGTAGGTCTTGATAAAGTAGAGGCATCCGGAAGGATCATTTCTTCCCCCAGATACTCCAGGACTTCCGCAGCCTCTTTATGCGTAATCATAGTCCTTTACACGACCGCATTCTCACCTGGCGGGTCGGTGGGACGGCGGTAGTCCCATCCCCTGGGTAGAGTTGGTTGTAGATTAACGTCCTGACCATCAGCATCGACTGTACCGACTGGTATCTCACCGTTCGATCCTGGAATCTAACCTCAGTCACGCCTTGCGAAATCGCGGCATCGAGCGCCGAGAGGTTGGCGGGGGTGAAGTCGGACTGGAGGACGGACGGGGGAAACGCCATGTCGTAATTATATACTAAATCTGCCTCGGATCGGGCGCCCACCGGACTGCCTCGGGATATTAGGGTGAGGGATGGGCTGTTGGTAAGACTGAGGTTGCGGTTGAGGTTGAGGTGGAGGAGCGAGTGAAGGACTGACCGGGCCGGCGCGGAGGTCTGGGATAGGGTCGAGAGCGGGAGTTTTAGACACCCCAACCCGCGCCTCCATCGCCTGCCACTGACTCTCGCTGAACCGGTCGATCCCGACGATTGACGCCATGGCACGGTTGTAAACCTTGAGGTCGAGTGGCTCGTTACGAGCGGATCGTTTCTCGTATTCCACCTTGTTCCCACGGATTACCCGAACCTCGGCGGTCAGTCCGAGAAAATAGTCAAGCTCGTACATCGGGAAGTGGTAGTAGCCTGGGTTCGGGGTGTCGGCGTTAGGCGGAGTGACTGGCCGGATGTGCTGAAGCGAGTCGTAGATCTCTTGTTTAGCACAGATCGTGCCTATCCCGATGATACAAACGCCTTGACGTTTCTTCGCCACGTCTTCCTTAGACACCGACGCGACAATTCGAAGGTTGTCGTCGGTTCCTTTGAGCGGAACGACTGTTTTAGGCGAGTCCAAGTGTAAGCCGGTAGGGTCGTACCTAAGTTGAGAGTGTCGGCGTGCGAACAGATACACGGGCTTAGGGCGGTTGCCGGTATCGATCCCCATCGCCATGATCGGGAGAAAAGCCCCGTTCGCGTGCGGGTAGTACTTTTGCAGGATGTCGGTGTCGAGCTTTTCCCAGAGTTCAGGCGAGGTGACCGGGATAGGCTGGTTATTGACATCCATAATCTGTAGGACCTGGTAGTCGATCGACCAGTTCTCGCGGTTACGTCCCCAGGCGACAACCTCAACCTCAAGACGAGCGGGAGAGTCTTGTACGTCAACCGCGGCGGTCAGGAATAGCCCCCGGCTCGGGACAGTTTCAAACTCGTAAGCCTCACGCCGGCCGTAAAGTATCTCGTGGTTGGGAGTCTCGCCTTCCTCGCGCCAGGTCTCGGCGAGCACGGTGTTGGTGAATACTTGCAACTCGTCACGATTACCCTTGACTCGAAGGAAGTGCCGAACGATATCCTCTAATTTCTTCCACGGAGAGTAAAGGTGGGAGATCCAGAACCCGGCGACTCCAGCGAACGGACGTTGAGCCCGCCACTGAGCCTTGTCACATACCATCCAGCGGGTCACGTCGTCCCAGCCTTGGCCGGGGGTCGAGCAGGGACAGTCGGGGTTGAGGCAGAGGTACTGGGCGGTTGAGGGTTGGTGTTCCTTCGATAACGATTTGTTCCACCAGACGTTAGCGAACTTTAGGAGTTGGAGGGTCGAACACGAGGGGCAGACGACCCAGGGTTGGCGCCCGTCTGAAGCGTTGTAGGCTTTTTCGATGTTGGAGAGGCCGGCGATCGTCGGGGAGCAACACTCGATCGTCCTTTTTCTTGTCTGGAAGGTGGCTTGGCGTTCTTTGGCGAGGGCGATCGGGTCGCCTTCCTTGCCACTAGATTTAGGGTATCGATCAATCTCGTCGCAGAAGAGATAACGGATCGAGCGGCGAGCAAGGTTTCCGGGCGCGAGAGCTGAGACCAACGAAAGGTTTCCGCCCGTAAAGTCTTTACTGACCAACGTAGATCCCGCTCCACTTCCACCAGTTCCGCGGTGATCCGATACCTTACCCCGTAGACACGGGCAGTCTCTAAGCATCGGGGCGAGTCTTTCTTTTGAGAACGCGACACAGTCATCGGCTTTATACTCCACCATGAGCACTGGTCCCGGATCTTCCGAGATCACATAGGCTATGGCTATCTGTAAGAATAACGTTTTAACTAACTGAGTCCCTACACAAAGGACTGTTTCTGATACTGTCGGGTCGGTGAAGGTATCGAATATCTCCTTTTGCCAACCGAACAGGACTAGATTGCCGGTGCGGGCCGAGTACTCGGACGATAGTTGGATGTTATCCGGGTCCTCGGCCCACTTACTTAAAGATTGCCGCTCGGGCGGTGCCCATAGGTCGGCGAGGGAGTGGATCAGCGGAAGGGTCGAGGGATAGGATTCGATCAGGCTCACTTTAACTGGACCAGCTTCCCGTTCTTTATCACCTGACCCGAGACCACCTGTATCCGCTTCTGCTCATCGACTGCTTTCGCCTGCATTTGTGCCGTACACTGAGGGCAGAACTGAGCGTCGAGCCCCACGCTCCACCCTTCAGTCTTGAGTCTGAGCATGAACTCGGTTTGAGACTTGACCATAGTCTCGGCGGACTGGGTTAAAGCGGCGCCGTTCAGCCATATCCCACACGACCGGTCGTCGCACATCAGGAAAAAGGTAGGGGTGGTGGTGTAGCGCGTGATTACTCTAAACACGGTCAGTCTCCTTCTTCACCTTCAAATCCGCTCCGTTAGGGGTGAGCGCCACCCCGTCCTTGACCAGCCACTTGACCGGAGCGATCACCTCCATCTCGTCCTCATGGATCGCCTGACGTTCAGCCTCGGGGATGCCTTGAGCACTGACATGGTCGGTTGGGAATCCGTTGTAGTTTCGTCGTCTGAGTTCTCGGTCCATTGTTTAACCCTCGCCCACCCCTGGGATAGTCTCAATCTCCATCGACTTAAGTTCGGCGAGCGCCGCTCGAATCTCCTTCTCGACCATCCGCTCACATTGTATCGGGTCGGAATTAGCCGCGAGCCTGTCCCGTAACTCTCCAGGCAATCTCATCAGCCGATCCCTCGCCTTGACAATACACCCGCCCATAAAGGCGTTTAGCAGGACGACCGGCGCCAGTTCGCCTCGTTTCTGGGCTAACTCTAACTCCCGAAGGTCGGCGAGTGCCGTCTCCTTTCGAGTCTCGGCAAGGAACTTGCTCTCCTTCTCCTCGGTCGAACGGTTAGGCGCACGACTAGGTTTAGGGACGAACGCCGAGACTTTAGACTTGACCTTGGCATTAGCAGTCGGATCGGGGGGCTTGGATTTCGGACGCCCCGCTCGACTGGGCACATACCCCGGCATGGTCGCGGCTTTAGCCTTGGCTTTATACTTCGCCCTGATTTCGTCCTTAGTCATCCCCCGTCGCATCTGCCATGAGATTTGACCGGGGGAAGTACCTAGCTCTCGGGCTAAGGCGTTGACCCCTTGGTTGCGGGCGGCGGCGGTGGGGTGGCCTTTAGGCATATCAATCGTCAGTCCCCGTCTCCTAATATCTTGTTCAGCCGCCCGATCATCTCCTGGCACATCCCGGTCCTAGCGGCTTCCGCCTCCCGATAGATAATCCGATCAACTTCCTTCATCACCTCGATGTCGCCCCCAATGTTAGGGTAATCACGTAGGGACGAACGAATTGATTCCAGCATTTGCCGCTGTCCTTCCTCTCGCGCCGCCCTAACTGATTGTCCACCTATCTCTTCGTCTCGCCAGATCCAGCCGAAGTCTGGATGGAGGGCATCGGTGATCGTTTCTTGTGCTAACTCTCGGTAGTACACCCAGGGGCAGAATACCTTGAGAGCCCACCATTTGAGTCGATGGAGTATAGGTTTAGGCATGGTTAAGTCTTAACCTCGTCATTTCTTCTTCTCCTTGTCCTT